CTCGAAATTTAAGCTCTCTCATTTTCGACCTCCAAAGGACACCATAATGGAACTTTAACCTTAAAATCTTCTTTTTCGTCATACAACCCCAACAAATAATCCTTTTTATCACCATGACAGAATAGGCACTCATCGTCGTGTGAAAATCTTTCACATTTATTGCATGATTTCTTATTGTCCCTTCCAACCGCTTCTTCTGTCATTTCTTCTATTTGACAACCCATCGCATATGCCATTACCAAAATTAAACCTAAACTACTATTCATCGCTTCCCTCCTCAATCAAAATAAGACTTAATTTAATTTCTCTCATTTTTCTTCCTCCTTATTTAAACTTTTATTTACTTCTTCACAAAATAATCTATGTGCCTCTTGGAACTCCCAATGATATTTATATCCACAAATAGGGCAGTAGTTAGGATAAACGTATGGGTCTAAGTAACCACCGCATACCGCAAACACCGAAAATTCATTATCACATTCTGGACAGCGTGCTACAAAACAAGTATATTTTAAAGTTAAAACTTTCTCAGAAATTTTATCCACTTTAAGCCTCCTCCTTTGTTTTTCCTTCTGTAGAATATCCACAATAAGGACAATATCGTATATATTCCTGATTCAGAAGAGTATCATCGTTTTCTCCAATCACCACATAGATGATGTATTGCATATTACATTCTGGACACTTAATAGCTAATTCTTGTTTAACGTATAAAACATCTTTTTCCTCGCCTCTTAACATCTTCATTCCTCCTTTAAAACTACATAGTCAACCCAAACAGTTCTACATTCATTACAGCAACAATTTTTTATTATTATTTTTCTTTTCCCTTTTAGCAATACATAATAGACAGGCAATTCTTCGTATGCTCCAGTAATAATGGAGGCTTCAAGACTATCTTCCCAGTCCCAGTCTTTCCAATTTCCTTTTTGCATTTTGCATATGTGCTTGTAAAATTGGCCGTTTAAACTTGCTTTTTTAACGTGGGTATCTGGCCACAAAAACATAGTAAGGTTTAGTACAATATCTTCTATTCCAAAATTCACCAGTTCTTTTTTATCATTAGACATTTCCACCTTCCTCCTTTTCTCTCCATAAGACAAGGCCGAAGCCTGTAGTAGCGCTTCGGCATTGCAAGGAGGAGAGAACATTATTTGTATGCGTTAAAAAGAACTTCTATCAAATCTTCCACCACACCCATAATAAAGTAAACTCGCATGTCTGGGTCAGCGCACCAATCCTTTAAAATCCTTACCATATCACCGTAACCAAAGTTAAATAACAGTGAACCGTCAAGCATACCGATACCTAAATACTCCTCCCATACACAGTTACAATTGTCACACTCGTTTGATGCCCAGTAAATCATAAAGATGTTTCGTTCTTCAGGATGTACATTAAGCGCATATAGTGCCCCATGCCCACACCCTATATCTTTAAGTGCCTCTTCCACAGACATCTGGGTAGCCTTATAACTGTCTTGTCCATCGGGTAGGTGTGCTAAAACATCATAAATCATTTTGTGTGCCTCCTTAAGCTAAAGGGCGCACAGCGGCGCCCCCTGTACTACTCCACACTAAACACATCAGTTACTTTGTTGCGTAGTTTGCCTTGATATGATTCCACAGCAACAGCTACAACGACTTCGGCGCCGAGTAAATCATCAGTATCACAATCTTCACCATACTCTACTCCAGCCGCATCAAACAATTGTTTGACCCTAAACTGTCCGTCTTTACTTGTTGAAGCGTAGTGCCACAACCTACGGTTGACATAGGCTCCATCTTCAGTAATTTCCAATTGTACCTCTAAGTACGGCGCCGAGCTTTCATCCTTCTGTTTAATGTCAACACTGGTTATCCGAGCTAAGTACCTTCCATCAGGCACTGGCTCAAACGATTTAACCTCCACCTCGTGTAAATTGATTCCTAACTTTGCCATTCGTTTAGCTCCTTTCTATAATTCCTGCGATTAGTCGCAGGTAAAACTTTTTAATGTTTCTATAATAAATGACTCTATCTCTTCATAGTCTTCGTCATCAATAAGGTATAATGTGCTATCCTTAAGTTCGTTCTCGACAGCTTCTTGTACAGTATTGAACATGAATATTGGACTAACCATTGTACTGTTAATTGGAAACCATCCACATTTATCAGACATGCGCAGTAATTTCATCATAGTTGTGTCCTCTTTGTTTACTGCCCAGATAGTGCAGTCGCTGTCTTTTACAAAGCGTATTACAGCTGTTGCTACACCTACAGCTTCACCTTCTATCGTACTTACTATCTTACGCATTTCCCTAACCTCCTTTCTATTGTTTATTTTGATTATGCCATTCTTTATCCTTAGCCATAAGATGGTTAAAGTCTGGCTTTTCCTCGGTAGATAAGCCCTTTAGTGTGGTGTTGCCTGGTGCACCATCTATAGCTTTAGTTACGATGTAATATTCTATGCCTTTCGATGTGCGCCGAGTTTTAGTCCGATATACTTCGTGGAAAAATGCAGAAATATACGATGAGAGCTTGCCCATCGCCATTGGGACTATAGAAAGCGCCCGAGATTCATCGTCTTTAATTATCTCTTCATGCACCACAACAACTACATGCATTGTAGTAACAGCCTTGAGCATATAGAGTACATCGTTTAACATACCGCTTAGGATGCCCCATTCCTTTAGTTGGACGGGCTTTCCGTAGGTGGCGTTTACTCGTTGTACTTCGTTCATACCTATCTCTTGGAGCATAGTGAATGAGTCTAAGACTATTGTTTGGTATTCAGCAACAGGGTTCTTTAATAGGTTTTCGAGTTTGTCTATAAACGCCCGCCAAGCTTTAGGGGTAGTACCTGTATCAGCATAGGTGTCGTAGTCGATGTCTTTACCAGCAAGTACTAACATTTTGTTGTCGAAGTCGAAGAAATAAGGTTTGGGGAAGGTAGAGGCGAAAGTGGTTTTACCTGTACCTGGCGCCCCAAGTATTAAAAACCTTCTAAATACGTTTTCAGTGCTTATATCTTTTGTGTTAGGCATGAGCTACCTCCTTTCTTGACCTTGGTAGTATAAAATCAACGAGGCAGGTGTATACAGGAATGTCTGTGTTTAGTGCAAGCTTTTCTACATCAATTTTTTCGTCGCCATCGCCAAAGAATATCTTTATTTCTACATCTTCAATATTTACGTAAAATACGTATGGTTTGATTTCGTTGTCAATAAAAGCTGAAGTGAATGACTTTTGGTGCCGTTTACAGAACTGCTCAAGTTGTGTGTGACCGTTAAAAAACAGACTTACTGTACCATGATTTTCACTCAGGTCTTTCCACAGTCTTGCATATTTTACCTTTTTCATACTAACCTCCTCCTATTTTAAACCGTTTTATCATATTCCTCCCTCAAGCGGCTCAGATTCGCTTAAGGGATTCCACTCCTCCACCTGATAGAAGTCTTTAGTTAATTCCCATCCATGTTTACAGATAGAGCTGTACTCACACTCACCGTAGAGCGAACATCCAGTAAGATTGGGGAAAAACCGTTCGTTCCATACATCTTCTATAGTTTTGTTTAATAGATAGTAGAATTGTGCCTCTTGGCGCTCGTCAACGGTAACTATCTTTCGAGTAAACCGTTCTGTTTCCCATCGCTTCATCGCACCTTCGGTTTTGGGCATATTCACAGCTGTTACATTTAATAAGACGCCTTGGCAATCGTCATAACCTAACATGTGCGCTGCAAAGGCGTAACCTATGCTTTGTATTCCATATTCAAATTCCTTTAGGACTGCCGATGGGCGCATAGAGGTTTTATTCTCCAACACTAATATACGATCGAGCCATTTTATAACACCGTCCATTCTACCGATAAAATCGAAAGCTCCCAAGTCTATACAGAAGCCACTCTCCGTAGCTATAACCTCGAATGGTTCTTCAAAGAACTTGTCGATATATTGATCGAGTATTAGAGAACCGTTAGCTATAGTACGAGTTTCGTCTAAGTCACTTGGGTACGCCTTAACGAATTCTCCAATTATAGTTTTCTTCTCTGGTGCTTGCCCATGCTTCATTTGTTGGTACATAATATTCCATGCCTTGTGGAAGGCACCGCCGTAGGTTGTGGCGGGGTTTAGACGCTCACGGACTAAGCCACAGATATACCTGTAGTAATATTGCATAGGACACATTTGATAAGCTTTAATTGAGCTAACGTCAATCGCAGAAACGTCCTTAGGAGCAATTAACTGTGGTATAGATAAAAGGTCTTTTTCTATTGATTGAAGGTTCTTGTAATCTTTCATCCCTTAAACCCCGCTTCCTTCAGTAGTCTGAGGGTTTCGGGGTCTAAGGATGTACTACTGCTACTACTACTCGTTTTCTTTCGATGGAGCTCAACTGGTTGTGCTTTAGCTCGATTATCTCGAAGCTTAGCTATTGCTTCCCTTAGTACATTCTTGTCTAATTTTGAGAAGTCTAAATCCTTTCGTTCTATTTCATCTAAGCTTACTACATTAGACCCACCGACATACGCCGCAGGGTGGATGTAGGTTATCCCTGCGGTTTGAGTCTCGAGGTCTATCCAGTTCACCTTGGCGAGTGTTCCACGTTTATCTTTTATTATATCCCCTGCTTTCATTCTTCATCTACTCCTTTGTCTAAACCGTTTACATATTTATGGATAGCTTCAGGTGTAAACCGCACCGTTTTATTGCCGATGCGCCGATAGGGTATTTTGTTTGCTCTTACGAGCTTGTAGATTAACCCTTTTGATACGTTTAAGTACTTTGCAACGTCTTCCGCCGAGAGTAACTCTTCTCTTTCTTTCTGTTCCATTGTTTATCTCCTTTCTTATATTTAATTATTTCTTCCTTTATTTCAGCGTGAAAAACCGCTCTGTTTTACTCAAACCGTTTTTAAGTTTGTGCTCTTTAACTTGATGTTTCATTAGCTCTTCGTACGACCAAAAGCACTTTCCACAGTGGCACTGGAAATAGTATCTATAGTATCCAACCTTTGACTCTTCCTTATCTTTCATGTGGTTTGTGCTCCTTATTTAGTTTAGTTTTGTGAAACCAGACTACGGTTTCACCGTTTTTTTGTCCTTGGTACCGTTAATGGTTCCAGGTAATTGTTCAATAATTGAACGTTTACAGTAAAAAGCCCAGAGGGCTTTAGCTTTAACCTTAGCCTTAGCCTTAGCCCTCTGGGTGCAGGAGAGAGAACATTTATTGACCTAAATTTAAGTTTAGGTTTAATTGTAGTTGTAGTAATTGTTCTTTGGTAAGTGTAGCTAAAATATCGTTTAAGTCTAAAGCTTTTGTACGTTTTTTATGGCGCCGATATACTAATGAAGCCCTTCGATTAAGTATTAGTGGTTCATATGGTCTAAAGAGTGTTTCTTGTAGTATGTCAATACCGAATGGTGTTTGGGTGAAGCGTACTTCTATGGTTCGTTTACATTTAGGACAGTAACTTAACCACAGTTCTTCAGAGAAGTTTAAACCTTCTGATAATTGTCGACTAAATTCTAAGCTCTCCCAACAATACTTACATTCTACCTTAGGACACCGTTCTTTTAACATCTTTTTCTCTCCTTTACCTTTACTTAAGCTTTTAACTTGTAGCTTATTAATTTACCTTTTTCTATAGCTATAAGTAAGTCTTCTATGTCGTAGTATAGCGGATCGCCTATTCTATCGTCCTGATACTTTATGATTATGTCTTCTAATCGTTCTATTATCTCACGTTTAGTTAAAGTCATAGGTTTACCTCCTTTCTCCTGTTAATGGTTTTTAAGTTTTGTTCGATAAAACCGAAATATGGTTTTATTTTCTCTTTTATTTGATTAATAGTTTTGTGGTTTGGGACTGTAGAATAAACCGTTTTATTTAATTTTATTTTGTTAAAAATTTTTTTCGTTTTGTAAAGATATTATACCATATAAACGTAAAATTGTAAAGTGAAATATAAAGTATCGAAAATATGTAACGTTTTGAAAATTGTTTTGAAAATTAATTTTATGTGTTAAACCTTTACGTTTTGTTTTGGGTTCAATTGTTTTGTGGTTTATGGTTCTCTTTGTGAAACCATAGGTTTCACCTATGATAAAACCGTTTTTAATGGTTTAGACCGTTTTTGGTCTATAGACCGTTTTTTGGTTCAATTGTTGAAACGGTCAATATTTTACTGTGTTTATGTTGTGGGTTTAAATTGTTTAAACTTTGTTTTGGCTTTATAGAGCCAAAAATTAAGGTTTGGTTGTTTATAGTGTTTATGTTGTGGGTTTAAATTTTGGGGCATAAGTCAAAAACGTAGTAGAGCCAAAAACTGGACTTTGTAAAAATTTATAGAGAGTATAGAGGGCATAAAGTGATGTTATGTAGCGCCATAGAGTAAGGTATTTCTTAAACTTTCTTAAACTTTCTTAAACTTATTTTACGGGTTGTTAAATGGGTTTAAAATTTAAACCTATTTAAACCCATTTAAACCCACTTAAGATTATTTAAAGTAAAAAAAAAAAAATAAAAAAAATATAATAAACGTAGTGCATACTACTACACTTTTCAATTTTTGGCGTCATAGAGCCATTGGGAACTTCTCGCCAGGGGTCACTTTTTTTCTGAATCGAAATTTCTCTTTATAGAGCATTTTTCATTTAAACCCACTTTATAAACGCAATGAAATAAAAAAAACCCGTAACCATTTATCGATTACGGGTTTCATTTTGTGAAATAAATATTAGGCTTGTTTTTCTTGTTCAGCTTGAATCTTAAGTTGGTAATTAACGGCTTCTGTCATTAGTTGCGGATGTTTTTTAGCAAGTTCATTAATGTGTTTACAGCCCTTACTACGAGCAAACTCGTTTAATAGTGCTATTGCTGATTTTGGTCGACTTGCACCAGCTCCACCTGGACGGGCTTTTCTTGCTTCAGCTATAACTTTTTGTTCTAATGCACCTTTAAACAATTCATCAAAAATTTCAGGTGAGCCCTTCCAGCTTTTAGCAAGTTCTGCCTTGTCAAACCACGTAAATTCAAATGGAAATTCTTTCTTTGGTTCATTACCTTTAGCCTTCAACGTTGCCAGTCCAGTATACACGCCATTGCCTTTATAGATTGTGTTTCCTTTTCTTTCGCCTACTTTCATTTTACCTACCTCCACTTTTAATTTAGTACAATCTTTTTAGATTGTAGTAACATTATACCATGTTATCCAAAAATTGTCAATCCCCTAACGTATTAATATTACTAACATAACCGTTTTCAAACTCTTTTTCAATCTCGGATTTTACATTAAACTTACGTGTTAGGTTTTCTATCTCATCCAAAAATTGAAGTCGGTTCTCTTGCCTAACATCAACTAATTCTGCTTGTTTCTTATAACTCATTTTTTAATTCTCCTTTTTGATTTGGTATAAGGATGCCCATTCCTCCTCCTCAGTATCAAACTTTACGTTATAAAAGAGCAAATAGGTGGGCTTCCCTTTAGGGAAACTTTCTGCTTCTTCCCATTCAGGGGAGCCTGCAGCTCCGTTGGTGTATACATGGATAACATCGCCAACGATAGCTCCGTTGATATCGAGGAGTAATTGTCCCTCTTCTCGCCAGCCATTCTGCCATTTATGGGTACGGGTATAGGACTCAACGTCTGAAACATCAATTTTCCCCTTATATTCTACATCAGAGAATCCATACACAAAGGGAACGTAACTTTTAACCTTTTCTAATAATTTCGTTCTTTTCATTGTTTTTACTCCTTTTTAATTAAGGTAAACCCTCGAGACAATGGCTTGAGGGTTTACACCATTTACCAAAGAATATCGTCAAGCTCCATTTGAAGCTCGTTTATATTCTCTGATTCCCCTAAAAACACAAACAACTTCTCTTGACCAAAACCCGTATCTTGTGTTTCAGTTGTTTCGGTAACGTCCACACTCCATTTTTTGGCTGACCATGCTATTTGTTCTTTGGCCTGCCAGTCGTAATAGTGCCTATTGTCAGGATTCACCAAAACCCACGCTTTTCTTTGTTCTTTCATTTTAACTCTCTCCTTTACGCTTGTTATTTGTTGCTTTAATAGAAGTGACCTTGACACAAGTTAACACAATCCTTTAGTCCAGTCTTGATATTCACCACCTTTCTTATACCTTTCAATAAATTCATGGCAATTCTTCCATGAATGAGAAACAAACACCACCTTATCATAGAAGTAAATTTTTATCTCTTTGTATAGTTTAAAATCTGGGTGTCTATGATAGTAAGTGACTGAGTATTGAAACTTTCCCCAATGGTTTTCTGATAGTCTTGTTAAAGTCTCCACCAGTTTCTTTTTGTAGTTGCTTTTCATTTTTGTTCTCACTCCTTAAAACGTATTCAATGTTATTGTAAGATAACACTGTAACTATAGCGTAACATAAGGTAACCATATTGTCAAGCCCTTATTAGAAATATTTTTAAATCTTTTTTCAAACCCGTGAACAATTGACCTTGCCGCAATGCCCACAGATTCGCCATAGGTTAAGTCGGTATGCTTATGTAATAGATATGTATCGGAATTTAATTTTAAAGCAATGGCACCCATATAATGGGGCAATGGCGCAAGATTATCTTTTGGGTTTAAGTTGTGGTTTTGGGTATGGTTTATCTTTGGGGCAAAGTCGTTGAAAATGAGAATTATTTGGTAAAAATTTTTGAAAACTTGTTTTCTTAAGTCTGGGAAAAAGGGTGGTCAAGCCCCACCCCCACCCCGCACGCACGCTAACAATAACCTCCCCATCTCTACGACCCCAAAACTATTTTGAAATAAATTTTCACGTAAGTACATACCCAATAAAACAATTTTTCAAAAACGTTGCAACAAACCACAAAACGGTTTAAACTAAAGCCACAAACCACAAAACGGTTTCGAAACGTTCAATTATTGAACATTTAACAAACCACAAAGCGGTTTGAAAGTAAAACGGTTTTACCGTTAGTATATCAAACCGTAGTATGGTTCTTAAGAAGGGAGAAAATGTGCCTAATCCTAAACCTATTTCAGAACTCGCCGAGTCAACACGAAAACAAGAGATATCACGGTTCAAGGCTGTCCACGAACTAATAATGAGGCTTTTGCTCGCTGGGCATACCCAAAAGCACATCTCTGAGGTAACTGGGCTATCCAACAGCAGATTGAGCCGTATTATAAACTCACCACTCTTTCAATTAGCTTACATCGGTTACAAGGACAGAATAATGAAGAAGACCTCAGATAACGTAGCCGCTGACCCCGTCCGAAACTCTGTAACTGAAGCTCAAGTTAAAGCCATCAACAAAATAATCGAGTTAATGGACGACGAACAAACCAGTCGTAACACGCAACTCTTGGCGGCAAAGCACATTCTTGACCTCGGCGGCCACAATGTAAAACAGGAGATAAACCTAACTACTGGAGTACAAGTCACCCTAAAGGAAAAAACCTACGACGACGATGACGATAAAACAAAAGGCGATGAGATAGATGCCGATAGAGAAGCTTGAGATAGAACTTCCCTACAACTATCAAGAATATAAATGGGAAATTCCGATGGTCAAGGCTTTTCTACAGAATAAAGAATTGTGGTTAAATCTCCATCGGCGGGCGGGCAAAGACCTATTCTGCTTTTGCAGAGTTCTGTTGCCCACCGCACTTAAGCACCCTGGCACATACCATTACATATGGCCTACTCTAAAGCAAGGGCGAGACTCATTTTGGGAAGGGAAAGACGAAGAAGGCAAGGACATACTTTCCCACTATATCCCGAAAGCACTTATTTTGAAGAGAGACAACCAAGATATGAAGTTAACCGTGAACGCTGTTGGCGGTACTTCCACTATCCAGGTTTTTGGTACGAACAACGGTCAATTTGAGGCTCTGCGTGGGAAACCAGGCAACGGCGCAGTCTTCAGCGAGTGGGCATACCAAGACCCAAGAGGCTATGATGTTGTCTCACCGATGTTACGAAAGACCAAAGGCTTTGTTGTGTTTGCGTCAACACCGAACGGTCACAATCATTTCTATGATGGTTATCTTCGGGCGCAAAACAATCCTAAGTGTTTCGCTATAACTAAAACAGTAAAGGATACCTACGACCATAACGGTAACCCCTTAATTACCGAAGAAGATATCGAAGATGAGTATAACAGGGGGAAAAGCGAAGACTTTGTACAACAAGAATACTTTTGTAGTTTTAACCAAGGTGTTGAGGGGGCATACTTAGGGCGCCAACTTCAGGTTGCACGAGACGAAGGGCGTATAGGAGAGTATCAATACGACGAAAACACTTACGTACACACCGCTTGGGACTTGGGTGTGGCTGACTTTATGTCAATACTATTCTACCAAATAATAGGAAACAAGGTGGTTATAATAGACTATTACGAGAATTCTGGGTACTCGTTTTTACATTATGCTCAAGTATTACAACAAAAGGGTTATTTCTACGGTCGTCACGTCGCTCCTCACGATATAATGGTTAGAGAGATGGGTGGTAGTGAGGAACGGGCTATTTCACGGTTAGATAAAGCTCGAGACGTAGGAGTTGATTTTGAGATTTTACCTAAATGCTCGTTTGAGACGAGTGTAGAGAATGCCCGAGCGGTAACTCGGCGGGTATATTTCAACAGTGAAAAGTGTGGTACGTTACTTACCCATCTGGAGCAGTGGGGAAGAGTATTTAACCAGACCGCACAAGCATATAGCGACAGTGAGCGCCACGATATCCACAGTCATGCTGGTGCCGCATATAGATACATGGCAACGGCTGTAACAGAAAACGTATACAATCCTATTCAACAGTGGTCACAAAACGATGATATAGCGTATATAGGTAGACTATCTGACCCTTATTCAGGGTTGTAGGAGACATAAATGGAAAACGACAAAAGTACATTTGAAATACTGCGAAAAGGGGATGCTTTAACAAAATTTGTTTTAGGTAGATTTGAATACTCTAAGCAAAACATGATGGCACGGCAAGAACAGTGGCGCTCTTTCTACGATGACTATCGAGGAACTCGCCTACCTAACAAAGAACCTTGGCAATCAAATTATATTATACCATGTCTTAAAGAAAGTGTTAGAACTATCGTACCTATTTACATGAACGTACTCTTAGCCAACGGTTTAAAGTCATTCGAGATTGTACCAGGAGAACCAGAAGACGAGATAATGGCACCACTCCTTAAGGATGTTATAACCTACCAGCTTAACTGTGTTGGTAAAGGTATAGGTGGATTTTACTCTGCAGTCGAAGGGTTTATGAAACAGTTTGAGATTTATGGTTATTCTGCGGTTAAAGTCCCTTGGAGGGACGTTACAGTAAATGAAAAGATTGTATACAGCGGCCCCGATGTAGATGTAGTAGATATATTTAACTTTTATCCCGACCCAGGAGCTTTAAATGTTTGGGACAGTTGGGTAATTGTACGAAAGCCAAGGATATATATCTCAATGCTTAAGCAACTGGAGAAAAGTGGGGTATATAAAGACATCTCGGCGCTCAAGAACAGTGAAATACCAACGGAGCCGTTTGATATAGAAACTTTCGGCGCTGATATAGAGGATAAAGTAGAGCTTTTAGAGTATCATGGTGAAGTACCTAAGAGTTTGTTGGAGGGAGAAGCTGATGATATTGCTGATGTAGACCCCTACGATGATGATTATGTTAAAGCTCTCATTGTAATTGCGAATAGAAAGGTTTGTATACGGCGAAAGGTACATCCGTATAAGGTCTCTACAATTTTTGTCGATGCCTCCCGAGATAAGATGCCCAATGAGCACTTCGGCACAGGTTCTGGTGAAGATATCCAGGCAATGGCACGTGAATTAACTAATGCCCACAACAAACTATTTGACTGTGTAAATCTAATAGCTAATCCTATGGGCGCCATGAACCCCGCTAAAATGGCTGGCATTACCAGCGGTGTAATATTATCGCATCCTGGTAAAATGTTTATGACTAACCCTAACGTACAAAACGTTGATGATGCAATGAAGTTCTTTAATATGACTGCACAAGCAGGAGCGTTAAGTCCTTTAGCAGCAATTATTCAGTCACTCGATGACCGCATACAAAAGGTAACTCAAGCTGTACCTGTAATTGCCGCCATGCCAAACAAGAAAGGTTTACCTGAGACCTTAGGCGCAACCCTTATGATGCAGGGCAACGCCACCGAACCTATAAAACATACCGTTAAACATCATTTGGAGCCATGGTTTCAGAGGATATTAGAGGTTTTCTATAAGTTAGACCTTCAGTTGTTCAAGGAAGAGTCTGCCTATAGAGTTTTAGGCGCCGAAAAAGGGCGTAGGTGGGTAGAGGAGAAAAAGCGTAAGGTAATTTTAAAAGAAGATATTGCGATGGTCGGCAATCCAGATTTCTTACCGAGAGGTGTAACAATATTTAATGAGCGCCAACAAGAAATCGAAAACCTTATAAGGTTCCTCCAAGTAGCACAAGGTGCTGTGATACCACAAACTGATGTTAAAGGTGACCCATTGTTGGGGCCTGATGGACAACCAGTAATGGTGCCTGCCGCAGACATGGGTGCAATAATAAAGCGTATTGCTGAGAAGCAAAGCTTTGAGGATGTGGAAGAAATAGTGCCATCGCTTAGGGTTACACGAGAGCGTAAGGAAGCAGCAGTTAGAACACGAGCAAGAGAGCAACAACCTGCGGGGCAACAACAGATGATGGGGCAGCAAATGGGAGGACAACAGATGTGAGTACACAAGACTATTTAGTAGCAATAGACCTATCACAGCAAATCACTGAGACGGTCAACACCAGAGGGTGGGCAGTAATACTAAGTTATTTAGATGCCCAAAAGGATATAGCTAAAGACTCTCTTATGACTGCAGTTGAACTTAATGAGTTCTATCGCTTACAAGCACGAGTAAATGCGATAGAGGAGCTCACTAATGAACTGAAGGTAATAGGAGATGCTGGTGACGACGCCATAAAGGTTTTGCGTAGTGCGGGTCTACACATAAAATAAAAAAGGAGTAACAAGCTATGGCTGATGAAAAAGTCAATAACCAAGAAGTGCAGGCTCCTGTTGAAGAGACAGGAACAACCAGCACGATGGCTGGCGGAACAGAAGACTATAGCTCTTTATCGGACGAGCAACTCGAAGCAGTTGTTAAGAGCATAGGTCAAACAGTAGCTAAACCAGAGGAAGAGGTAGTATCTGAAGAACCATCTAAACCAGATGAAACAGTAGAAGTAGAACGAGAACTTCCTGAAAACTTAAAGGGTAAAACTCTTGAAGAAGTTGTGGATATGTACTTGAACTTACAAAAGCTCCACGGCGCTCATGCTAATGAATTAGGGGAACTTCGAAGGTTCAAGCAAGAGCAAGAGGAGTTGGAACGACAGGCAGAACAATATCAACTCAATCCAATAGTAGAAGAAATTACACGAGAAATTAAAGACATGTCACAAGAGGAAAAGGATGCATTTTTAATTAAGCTTAGTGAAAATCCAGTAGATACAATAGGTTCTGTCGTAAAGCAACAGTTATTTCCACTCTTAGTACAACAAGCTAAATATATCCATGAGAGGAAGGTTCAAGAGTTAAAAGAGTCTACTAAAAATTCTTTAGTGCCTTACAATGAAAAAGAGATAAACAAAATTATTAAATCATACAACAAAAATGGTAGAAATGAACTGTTTGATAAATATGGCTCTGGTGCTTTTGATGTTGCTTATGATATTTATTTTAAGAATAATGTCGAAGCAGCAGTACAAAAGAAACTGGAGGAAAGTAAGAAGGGAGAAACTATGAAAAAGCAAAACCCAGACTTGTATGTAGAACCACCTTCGGTTTCAACAAGGGCTTCTTCGACAGGAGGAACCCCAGACTTCTCTAAGGTAAAAGATAATGACTTAGCGAAGATGTTAGGAGCTCCTCCATTAGCAGAAAACTAAAACATAAAACTAAAGTATAAGGAGCTGAATTACAGTGTCTACATTAACAACTACAACTACTATGTCTGCGGCGATGAAGGAGTACTATGATAGACAACTATTGTACTCGGCACGTCCAGCTATGGTAGCAGAACAATTTGCAGATAAATCGGTGGATATACCTTTACACGAAGGTCAAACCATTAACTTTCAGCGGTATGTTCCATTAGAAGTAATAGAAGATACAATTGCAGAAGGGGAAGACCCCGATTATGTGGAGTTAGAAGTTGTCAGGCTCGCAGCAACACTTGCGAAATATGGAACGAGTGTTAGAATGACTGAGGAGCTTGACTTAACTTCGTTTTGTCAACCGTTAGCTAACCGAGTTAAAGAGTTAGGGTTTAACTTGGGGCAGTCCGTCAACCGTTTATATCGCAAGGCGATGGCGATGGGTATGTACCCAATGCGTGTGGATGCAGATAGTACCTACGAGCAACATGTAACCTCGACAGGTTCTCCTACAACCACAACGATAGCCTCTTCTACTTTAACTCAAGACGACCACTTTTGGGTAGATGGAACCATTGTATTTACCAGCGGTCAAAATAAGGGGTTATCGGGGCATGTCACCGCATTCACCGCAAGTAGTGACACAGTTACTTTTACTCCAGCATTAAACGAAGCTTGTGACGCAGGGGATACCTTTAAGATTGTAACATCAACTGGTATAACTTCAGCTGATGTGGTAACAGCTTCTGCGGTTGAGAAAGCGGTTGCCTTTCTTAAATCCCAAAATGCCCCAAAGTATGATGGTCAGTACTACATCGGTATAATGAGTCCATTCGTACAATACGACTTCATGCAGGACTCTGCCTGGATTAATGCCTCACACTACGGCGCACCCGAACAGTTGTTTAAGGGCGAAGTAGGAAGATGGGGTGGAGTACGATGGATTGAGGATACCGAGATGTGGACGGAAACCGCCGCAGATGGAACAGCATATAATAGCCATGATATCGGTATTGGAAAGTACGTAGCCAATGGCGCAGTTACTCATACCCCAATTTTTGGTAAGTACTGCTATGCTGGTATTAGATTAGAGAGTGTCCCTGACAAGTTGATTGTAAAGATTCCAGGGCCAAACGATACGTCTAACCCAATTAACGCTTGGAGTGTTGCGTCTTGGAGGATTTACTTTGTAGCTAAAGTTCTAAACTCATTGTTTGGGGTCTCTTTAATTAGTGGGGCAACCAGTATAACTTAATAGAAAATGAAGTTTAGGATTGGGTAGGGGCGTAAAAACTCCTACCCTCTTACAAAAGGAGACACATAAAAATGTCTACAACTATAACAAAAGCAATTGGTGAGGGTTTCGACAAGAACGCTATTTATGCAGCATTAGCTTATGATGAAGATGACCACTTTGGTGGGTATCAAATCAAAAGCGTTTGTCTAAACTCTACATATAAACTCTACTTTAGAGATACCTCGCAATATATCTATTCCTCAGCTGCTTCAACCCTCGATATTGTTGCTGCAACTGTTGCAATTACTGGAGATTTAACTGTATCGGGAAGTATTACCTACGGCGCCACTGAGGTTCCAGTCGCAACGGGATATATGGGAACATTGACTGTTGGTGTAAATGGAACTGGTTATGATGTTACCTTCTACGGTGATACCTCAGGTTATTACTGGAAGTGGGATCAAGACGCCGATACCAACGGTGGAATGGTTCTTGTAGGAACTGCAGCTATTACTGGAGCTACAACTATTACTGGAGCCACCAGTATTACTGGAGCCACAACCGTAATTGGCGCTTTGACCGTAGGAGTAGATGGTACTGGACATGACATTACAGTATATGGCGATACCGCTTCTTATAGAATATTGTGGGATCAAAACGGAGATACCAACGGAGCACTATATATAGGACAGGATGAATACGGTATCATGTTTAATTTGTACGGTGATGTGACTGGGTGCGGCGTTTTTTGGGATCCCTCAGACGATACCAATGGAAAGCTCACTTTGGGTACTTCAGGTGGTTCTGCGGGTGTGGATTTACTTTGTTATGGCCACACCAACGGGAAATACTTCTTGTGGGATCAAAGTGCCGATGGTGTAGTATTAGTTGGAACTGAAACTATTACTGGAAACGTCTCAATCACTGGAGCCGTTGGAGTTGTTGGGGCGGTAACTGTTGGTGTTGATGATACTGGTCACGATGTAAAGCTCTACGGTGCGGGGACGGGGTACTACTGGCAGTGGGATCAGGACAATACCACCAACGGCGGAGTTGTGTTGGTAGGGGCGATGACCCAAACTGGTAGCTACGCTATTACTGGCAGTATTACTATGACCGCAGGAGACATTAACCTCAATCAATCTACAACTGGTGTTTATGACTTAGTTTTAACTGCCAACCAAGCTGATGCCTTAAGTATTAAGGATAGCACTGGTGATATTGTAACCTTTACTACGACCACTGGAGCATTAGCAATGAACGTGGTAGGAATATGTAATGTATCCAACACAACTGATGCTTCAGCGACAACCACCGCAGCATTGAAAACAGCGGGTGGATTGGGTGTAGCTAAAAAGGCATACATTGGCACCGATTTAGTAATGGTTGGTGGAGATATTGATTTGTCTACCGCAACGACTGGAACCTACGATCTAACCTTAAAAGCAAACCAAGCTGACGCATTAAGCATTAAAGATAGCACTGGTGATTTGATGGTGTTTACTACAACCACCGATGGTAAAGCAATCGCAATCCCAGCGGTACTTGGAGTGTCTGGTGTAACAACGTTCACTGGAAATGTAAATGCTGGAGTAGATGGTACTGGCGTGGATGTCAAACTTTACGGAGATACGACTGGAGCCTACTGTCTCTGGGACATGTCTGATGACAGGTTAATATTAACCAAAGCAGGGATTGACATCGGTGTTACTGATTACAGCATTGATTTTATTGGTACACCTTCTGTGGCGTTCTTTAGGGTGTTGGACGATGGTACTATTGCATCAGTTACAAACGGAACAATACTTAATGATATTTCAACAACAGCCAATGCAGGGTTTATTAAAGTCCTTGTAGGAGCAAATATTCGATATATCGCATTGTACGAAGCACATACAGGAGCATAAAGTAATAAGGCTTAGGGGGGAGCCTTAATCCCCCCTTTCTATATAAAGGGAGGTACATATGAAAATTAAATTAGGCGAATTGAAACTTAAGCACGATGGGATAGCGGAGATATTAAATGTTCCGCTTCCAGTGAAGACAGCATATTGGTTAAGTAAATGGGCAGTTAGATTAGAGTCGGAGTTACTGGTGTTTGATAAACTTAGATTAGAGTTAATTAGAAAGCATGCCAAAAGTCTTGACGTAGATGGAAACCCAACACGGCTTGAAGGCTCAAACCAGTACAACGTAGACTACGAGGCTTTTGCTGAAGAGTATACACCGTTGGCTAATGAAGAGGTTGAGATAGACCTTAGACCTATTAAACTTGAGGCGTTGGGTGATGTTCAGGTTTCTCCTGGTACAATGGCTAAGCTTGGAGAAATTATTGAGGAGTGATGGCCATGCCATACAAGAGTGAAGCTCAAAGAAGGTATTTTCATGCGGCGGAAAAGCGTGGGGAAATTTCTCATGCCACCGTTGAAGAGTTTGATAAGGCGTCTAAAGGAAAGAAGTTACCAGAGAAAGCAAAGAAGAAAAAGAGAGGTAAGAAGAAATGATTACATCGAGCGGTTTGAAGGGAGCCTCGGCGGTAATATATGCAGGCCCTTGTTGGTATTTAGGTGTAACGTTTGTTGGAGACACAGGGAAGGAACCTACGCTCACCATATACAACAACGCTACAGAGGGTTCTGGTACAGTGGTTGATTTTGTGATGGTGTCGGATGAGTGTCATACAGTTGTAACGAATTATAGCCCTGAGGGCGTATATTGTTCGGCTGGTATTTATGCAAGTTTGTCTGCGGCAGAGGGAGATTATGTAGTTAGATATAGGTTATAGGAAACGTTCAATTTTTGAACATTTACTGGAGGTTAAGGCGATGACTGTGTATATATCGAAGGATGAGTTTTGGCGGGGGGTCGAAGACATTAAACACACTACAAGTGAAACGATAGATGAGCTTTATATACAACTGTTTAATAAAATAGACTCTCTTGAAAAGACCGTTAAAAAGTTGATAAAGGTTATTGAGGACAACGATGCACGTTTAAGTAAAAAAGAGGACTAAGTGAAATTGTGGGGTGACTTTAGTGCTTGCGAACCTAACGGAACTAATTGCTGATGTGCGTAGTTTAATAAACGAAAGTACTGCGTCGTTCTGGACAGACGCAGAGATAACGAGATGGTTAAACGAAGGGCAAGAGATATTCTCAACACAAACCAAGTGCTTACCATCGTACTACAGTAAAACCCTTGTTGCAGATGATATTGAGAATGACCGTGAGATAAGAACCAACTCTGACTTTTTAGCTTTAGATGAAGGTGGGGTTTTCTACAATGGTAAGGCACTTTCTCCAGTTTCATTGAGAGTGTTGGATCAGTGGGTTGGGCCACAGTGGAAGGATAAAACTGGTACACCAACCCACTTTTACCTGCGGGGAGATTTTATAGGGTTCTACCCCAAACCTTCAGCAGGAGCTGAGGTGTCGTACTATGGTATAGAACGGGCACCAACATTAACTGGTACGGTAGTTCCATTAGCTTCAGATTATAGGGTAGTAGCGCTGCGGCGACATGTGCGAGACTATGCGGTAGCTAAGTGCTGGGAGAAGAAAAATGAATGGGGAAAGCGCAATGCACTTTTAGGGGAGTTTGAGCAAGGTATGTGGAACACATTAGCTATAATTAATGGAAACCAAAACGACATGGTAAGGCTTATACCAGAGTATCAACCACGGGGGCAAGGTGCATACTCCATAAGATATGGCAGAACGGATGTGTGGGATTAATGGCGAAGCAGGTATTTAGAATATTAGACAACCTATCACCTTCTCAAGTTAAGCTGGCGACCCTATCTCGCCCTATCGATGGTTTAAATAACATGTTCATCAACGAACTTGGACAGGTTGAGAAGCGCAAAGGATACGTAAAGTACAACACTACCTCTATAGGAGCGAGTCACAAGATTGTTGGATTACACAGATTTTATAAACAAGATACCTCCAGTAAAGAAATGTTGGCCGCTTGGAACACTGGAATATATAAGTTAGCTGAGGCTTCTCCCCACGGGGCTACATTATTAACCAACTGTCCTACTTTGACCGCCGACAAAGACACCTACTTCGCTGACTTTTATAACAACTGTTATATCGTTAACTCAGTAGACTCAGTAATGAAGTACAACATGGTTAAGGTACGATTAGTAGGAATGACCGTGCCAGCAGCGCCGACCTTTGCTTCAAACATCGATGGTGATTTGACTGCAGGCACTTATTGTTATCAAGTAACTTATGTGGATGAGGATGGTTATGAAAGTAATGGTTCGGGTTCATCGGCAGGGATGGCTGCATTAGCCTCTCCCAACGACGGTATCGTAATAACTATACCAGTATCCGACGACCCAAAGGTAACCAAACGAAGAATATATCGAACAGCCGTTGATGGAGCAATCTTTTACTATGAGGGAGAAGTAGCAAACAACACCGCAACCACCTTTAGCTCTACTCTATCAGACGCAATTATAATCCTTAATACGGTGTTGCACGATGACCATGATGCGCCAGTGGCTGCGGCTCAATTGATAACCAAACGAGAAAATCGATTGTACTTAGCTAATGGCGATGACTTGTGTATATCGGCGTTATCTGATGTAGATTATTTTCCTCCTTCTCAATTTATTGTTGTAGGAAACCGACAAAAGATTACTGGTATGATAGAACAGCTAAGCGCTCTTCCAATTTTTACCAACAACTCTATTGAGCGACTTATTGGAGTAGATGAAGATAATTTTGAGTTCAGAAATGCCTATTCGGATAAAGGTTGTATCGCCCCACGCTCATTGGTTATTTGTGATAATTTATTGATATATCTGAGTTATGATGGGGTTTACTATTTTGATGGGGTAAACAGTGGGACATTTAACCCACGTTTGAATAAATATATAAAGGACAACATCAATCGAACTTATATTCATTTATCAAGTGCAACTTATTTTAATGACCGTTATTTACTTTCCTACCCCAAGGGAGCATCCACCGTACCAAGTGAGACAATATGGATTGACTGGAAAACCAAGACAATGGGAGTTTACTCTTATGCTTTTAGTTGTTATTGTAAGTGGGACAAGGGGGGAGACAGTTTAAGGCTGTTCGGTGGGTCAAGTACTGAGGGAAGAGTTTATGAGATTGACTCAGGTACTACTGATGATGCTGCCGCTATTGCTTGTTATGATAAAACCGACCCAATAGACTTGGGGATACCAGAGAGATGGAAACAATTTTATAACATATACATTAAGGTAAAGTCTACTACTGGTACAGCACTAACTTTCTATTATACCCTTGATAATAATGCTGAGACATCTAAGTCATTGACGCTTACTCCCAATACTACCAAATGGTATAAGATAGACTTGGAGGGTGGGGGACAACGTGCTCGAGCAATTACCTTAAGACCATGTGTATCAGACGCTTATGACATAACTTTTATGGGTTATATTTTGGTGTTTGAGATTGAATCGGAGGAATATAAATAATGCCAGAAATAGACATCAACAGCTTATATGAAGTAGCAGACGATAAAACCGCTGATGTTGAAGCACTTAAGGGAGATGTTACAGTTATAAAGTTTCAACTACAGAGCATTCTTGATGCATTGGAAGCGGGACTATCACAGAACCAAATCGGTTCAAACGCTATATCGACTCGGCATATAGAAGCTCGAGCAATTACTGACGAGGAGATAGAAGAGGCGGCAATACTTGCTACTAAGATAGCTGAGGCGGCAGTTACCGCTGGAAAAATTGCAGCAGGGGCTGTAACAGAAGGAGCAATAGGAACTGCTGCGGTATCAGAAATAAAATTGGCGGCCAATGCAGTGACCGAGAATAAAATAGCAGCTAATGCAGTAGTGGCAGATAAAATATATGCAGGGGCGGTGGGCGCTGAGAAGATAGCTGCGAATGCGGTACTTGCTGACCATATAGCTGCCAATGCAGTAACCACCGATAAATTAAATGCTTTAGCAGTTACTGCCGACAAGATTGCAGCTTCAGCTATTACTACAGTTAAACTAAATGCTTTAGCGGTTACTGCTGATAAAATAGCGGCTGGGACGATAACTGCTAATAAATATGCTGAACTGCGAAATACCTACGTTTTTAATGGTGATGACTCACTTGACAGTACACATCCCTTTGAATTGGACTTTGAAATCGTATCAGAGACAACCTCAATTCAAAGCGTGAAACTGTCATTTCGGATAAATAAGTTTAGGGCTTATTCAACAGCGGCAAGTGGCGGTTCGGGAGCAACCATATCACAGCAAACCACAACTACTACCCCAAGTGGTGGTGGACACACAAGTTCATCAGCGAGTTCTGGCACTTCGAGATATGTTATCAGTGGTTTCACAGCAGTAACCAACGTTGGAGATGAACAAACCGATGGAATGTTGCCAACAGGCTTATCTGAGTATAGTTTGACTCTCAATACCCACACTCACAGCGTTTATAACCACCAACACGGTATAAGTCATACCCACACAACACCTGCTCACACCCATGACATCACTTATGGCATCTACGAAGAAACCACCAGCCCAACCATAAATGTATATGTCTCTAACGATGGCACAAACTATGGGTCGTCAATTGGTGCTTATACCACTGACCAATTAGATATAGCCCTCACTGGCATCAGCGGTACTGGATTTAAGCGAGTAAAGTTTACTTCGAATGTGAGAACCAGAATAACAGCATGGGTGATGTGTAAAGTTGATATCACGGCTTAAGCAGTAAAGGAAGTGATAAGTAAATGGCAGGAAATAAGTACTATTATAACGGACAGTATTATAATGAAGCTGACTACGTAGCGCTGGGACGGTCTTTGGGTTGGACTAAAGACCAAACTTATGGTTCTATGCAGGGGCAGGATTGGGCAGCACAACAACTGGCGGCCGGACAAACCCCTGAGCAGATAACCACGTCTTTGGGAACTACTTATTCTTCGATGTCTCCACAACAAAAGGCCGACTATAATGCCTATTTAGCCCAAGGAATGTCTCCTTCAGCGGCGGCTCGTTGTGGAGGAACTGGAGCGGGTGGCATGCCGTCTATGCCTTCCGTAGGTACACCTAAAGTTACTCCTGCGCCACCCTATGAGAAAACCCCAGAACAAATAGCTTGGGAAGAGATGTACTCAGGAAAGTTGGAGGATTGGATAGAGGCTGGGGGCTATGGTATTCCTGAAGAAACCCAACAACAGATGATCCAGCGCATCACGGAGGGACTAAAAGCTAAAGAGAATGAAGATATCCGAATCATGCGCAACAACATGGAGCGGAGGGGATTGTCCAATTCAGGTTTTGTTATAGCAAATGAACAGAAGATTAGAGCTGCTACTACAACGGCTATAGCTAACTCAATGACTGACATACAAATTCAATCAGCATTAATGAAGGTGGCAAGTTATGAAAGGGCAATAGGTGCGATGGGAGATTTCTTAGGATATCTTTCGGCGCAGTCACAATTAGAATATGCCCCGAAAATAGCTACATGGCAAGCACAACAGCAAGCTAATCTCACCGCATACACCGCACAAGTACAAGCACAGTTGGTCCAATATCAAGTACAAGCTGAGCTTTATAAAACTCAGATGATGATAGCCGCTGAGCAACAGAATCAACAAGCGTATCTTGATGCACAATGGAAAATGCAGCAGAGTGAGTTGGATTTCAATCGATGGAAAGTAGAACGGGAGATTGAGTATTCTACTGCAGCAGCCTCAGCTACAAGTTGGGGTAATATCTTAGGTACTGTTTCTGGTTTGGGGCTTGCGCTGGCACTATGATAAAGCTCGCTTCTGATATGAATGATATTTTTAAATTACAAGATAAAGTAGATGAGTATAAAGGAACTGAAGTAGAGCTAAACAAGTTCTTTAATTTCTTAATAATGGGAATGTATCAAGGAACAGTTTTTCCATTCTTAAGTTATATTGATGATTATATGAACGGTTGTTTGGTAGCAGTAAAAGGCATTGATATGGCTTCAAATTTTTTGTATGTAATGTTTGTTTGGACTGATGCACATTATCCAAAGGTTATAGATGAGTTGTCTGTTGTATTAGACAAGAAAGCCGAGGAATTAGGTATAGGAAGAATTTTGATAGTAACAGATAAAAACCCCAGCGCTGTTCGACGAAGGATTAAGCATTTAGGGTACACAAAGGAGTATGTCGTGTTTGAAAAGAAGGTGACCAACAATGACTGACTATAGTGGTTTCTTCATACAAGGGCTTTCCACTGGCTTGGGCTCAGGGTTTAATTTGGGCGCCAGTATACAGGAGCTTAAGTGGAAGAAACAAGAAAAAGAGAAATTAAAGAAAGCACAAGACAATCTCCAAGCAGCAATTCAAAGTGCTTTCAGTAATCCTGAAAACAAATCGTATATGGATGATGTTTTTAGTTCTAACTCTTGGGCAAACTTTAAAAAAGCTGATACATCCTTAAATATACCATCAATGGGCACTGTTGGAACACAAGGTGCGGCTGCCTTACCGTCGATGGGTACGGTTGGAACACAGGGTGTGGCTACCACACCACAAGCTATGGCAAACGTAGGACAAGCACAAACCCAACAGCCACTTGGTGGGGCAGGGCAACGTGGTATAGGCTCTGAGGGTTTTTTGGCTTCAGAAGAAGCTTGGAATTTGATGGCTACGTTTTTTGCCTTTAGTGAATCAGCAGGGGAAGCATCTAAAGAATTGCTCTTAGCCATAGACGCAGGCGACCGCCAAGCCGCAAAGCAATGGAGTGATTATCTTACGTTATTAACAGAGACTGCAGCTAATGTAAACCTCAAAGGTATTGCACATAATGTAGAAGGACTTAAGCAATTTATTACGCCTGAAGGTATGAAGTATTTACAGGCAGCTGAAACATACAAAAATACAGCGGCGGCAAATCAAACATTTGCTCAAACGAATGAGATGTGGCAGCTTTCTGGTGGACAGCCATTACTTGAACCAAGTACCACCAAGACTGCAACTATCGGTGAAACCGTAGATGTGTTAGGTACAGTTATAAGCAACGCTGGTGGAATGTCCGAAGAAGCATACAACCAACAAATTGAACACTTTAAAGGTTTAGGTGTTGATTTATCTTGGTTGTCTCATGAAGAAGCTAAAGGATTGTGGGAGACAGACCAAATTGACCAGTATCTTGCATATCTTGCAGCTGGAGCCACCAAAGAGCAGGCTCAAGCCAAATTCTTTGGTAAAGAAATAGGAGCCACAGGTGCAGGAGCCGCAGGCGCAGAAGAAGTTGGTAGTTATGCAACTCCACAAGAAACAACACAGGCTGCTGCGGTGTTTGAGAAAGACTGGACACCTTCCATTCACCAATCAGCTTCAGGGCGATGGACGTTTAGTTTGACACCGAAAGATCCATCAAAAGCATTTGATTTGGCGAGTGATATAGTGTACGGTGATCGTGATTTAATAACTGGTGCACGCAAAGGTGGAGTGGTGTCGCTTACGCAAAACATAACACTTTCATCGTTTGGGCCGAAAGGATTCACAGATAAAGACAGAAGTGAGATTTGGAACAATTGGTTATGGCTAAAACCTCGGTTTGATGCTCGTACACAAGATATGGTAGAGAGCATACTTGGTAGTATAGGAATTTCTGCAGCTACCGTGGGTACAGTTGGTGGAGGTAGTGGTTCTGTTGGTGGTGACGGTGCGCTTGATGAAAAAATGCAACTTTTTGAGAAGGAGCATGGCTTTGGTTTCTAATTCTACGTGGACAGATGTTATAAAAGACCCTCGTTGGCTTGAGTTCGACGAGGACACCAGACTTAAAATAAAAACAGACTACTGGGACAAAGTAATATTAAAAGACCCAGAGTTTGAGACCTTTACTCCACAACAGCAGGAGAAGCTAAAGAGCGACTTCTTCTCTGGTGCGCCCACACCAAGTGGTATAGATACCGCAGGTGCAGTTGGTGGCGGTAGTTCTGCTGGCGGTGGTTTAACCTTAGCTACTGAAAAGAGCAAGGAATGGACAACGGCACCAAAGAAAGAGACCTATGAAACGATTGCTGAATTAGGGGAAATAAAGCAAGGGGGGCGCTCAGATTTTCAGTATATTTATGATACAGCAAAACTCGCATCCGTTGATATGTGGTATCGTAGTAAAGGCGGAGTTGCTACGATGGGTGAGTCTTTTTTTCGAGAAGTCTCTCCAGAAGACGTCGAGGTTATGCTAAAGAAAAACAATCTTCCGATACCAAGCACTGCACAACTGAAAGAAGTAACAGAAAAGATAAACGAAAATAGGGTTGGTATACGTACTAAGTTTGAGCAATACCATGACAAGAGTATGAAAGAGTATCAAGGCTTTTTGGAGACTCATGCGCATTGGTTGGGTCCTGAAAAGTGGCAAGGAGAAGTTTTGGATCGCATTAAAGAAAATCCTTTACTATTGGCAGATGTGGGGTATTGGGCATATGTTGCTGCAAGGAACGCACCACTGTTGATGATGTCTGCGGCTGTTGGTACTGGAGTAACGGCGGCTACAGGCAATCCCATCTTGGGGGCACTTGCGGTGTCTGCGGCAATTGCTCCAGCCGAGACTGAAGATGTAAGGAACGAGCTTGAGCAACGAGGAATGCCTGCTGATGAAGCAATTAAGTTAGCTACTACATGGGGGCCAGCCATTGCTTCTATTGAAGCTGTTGGGGAACTACCTGCGATGATTGCGGGAAGCAAAGCAGTGATGGCTTTGTTTAAGCGCACGCTTGTTGATGAGATTTTTCGTCAGAGCGCACGAACAGCTATTGGAGCAGGCGCAAAGGTTGCAGGAAAGACTGTAGCTGGTGAAGCACTTTTTGAAGAGCCAATGCAACAGATTATGCATAATGCCTTGATAAGGTTGGTGGATGAGAATCAATCGTATTTTGAGGGTGTGTTGAATGCTGGGGCTACTGCGGCAATGTCAGTTATGCCAGTGGCTCTTTTCGGTGCTGGGTCTGAGATGCAAGTGTTTAATATGCTACAGCAAAGCTCAGACCTTAACCTTGAAGCACAAGCTGCAATACAGGTTGAAGGACTTGAAGAAAAGATAAGCAAAGAACAAGAAGCCAAGATTATAGAGATGTCAGAGAAGGCGGGAGAAACCGTTAGCTTTACCCCAGAGGAGTTAGGACATTCGAGAGAACTATCCAAAGAAGCAAAGATACAGTCAAATGTTCAAAAATTGAACGTTTCAGAAGAATCCAAAGTTTCTAAAAAATCCATAGAACAACAGATACCTCAAGCTAATCCAGAAGATATACCCTCAGATGTTGTAGGGTTTCTTCCTGGCGGTGTAAAAACATTAGAATTGCTGAGTACAACAGCAAGAAAACTCCAACGTTTATGGGATGTAGAAGCACCATTAGCAGCAGTTGGTGCAAGTGAAACAGGTTTTAGACTTAAGAATTACCATTCAGATGTTGATGCAAGATATCGACAAGGGCTCACCACCATATACAAAATAAACAACATGATGAAAGAAGCAGAACTTACACCTGATGACCTCAGTGAAATATCTTTTGCTTTAGAATCAGCGGTTTACTTTGATAAGCTTACCCCAGAACAAAAGACAAAGTACAAACCTATAATGGACGAGTATGTAGCGTTTAGAACAAAATGGGCAAAGGACTTGAAGAATGTTGGATTTTTAGAAGAGGAGTTTCCTCAAAGCTTAATTAGACGAAACGATTTAGCGATTGCAGACATACAAAAGAAGCTACTTAGCCCCAACACCACAGCGCCTCATAAGGTGCAGTTACAAGAGGAACTAAAACGGTTGCAGGAACAAAACGCCAGAATCGCCTCGTTAAAGATGTCTTTTGTGTCTGTACCAGTAAAGATGCTTTTTGCTACAAATAAAACAGTTTATGAAAAGTTTTTGCGTACGTTACCCCAATGGAATCGAACAACAGTATTAGTAAAAGATTTAGTTGATGCTGGAGTAATGACGAAGGAACAAGCTGATATTAGAAAGATTGTGGGAGAGTACACCGCACGGATGTCTAAGGTTTATGCTTTGGGTCAGATATTTAAGTCGGCAACTGCAGAAGGATTGGTTGTCCCTGAAGCCCAAGCTCCTGATGGATGGGTTTCGTTTACCGCTCGTTACGTACCACAACTAAAAGGTATGCGCATTAACCCCGAGTTCAATAATATGCTTACAGCATATTTTGGCGCCGTTAATCAGAGAGGTGCAACAAGTGCATGGCATCACCTCGTCGGCATAACTAAAATGATGGCCTTTTACAATCCTGTGTTTTTACCGATGTATGACGTAATGCAAGCAGCAGTTGCTGGTACATTTTTTAGTAAGAACACTCCCAGATATATTAAAGACGCATATCAGATGATGAGAGATAAATCACCAGAGTATTGGGCAGCCTTAGAGAACGGTCTTGCAAGTAAACCCTTTTCTTTACGCTTCGACGAGTACAACAGAAAAGTAGCATCATTGATACGCAACGAAACATTAACGAAGGCAATAGGAGATAAAGTAAAGAATCCACTAATGGCGGTGTATGAGTTATCGTGGCAGACGGCTTGGCAACTGGATGAGTTTGTGCGTTTGATGACATACAACCATTACAGAGACCTCGGCTTTAACGAACGAGATTCAGCACAAACCGCAGCAATGTTCCATGCGGATTATGCCAGTGTTCCACCAGACACCAGAAAAGCATTAAATGCATTTCTTTTCACACCAACATTTAAAATAACAATGTTTAAACTATATGGAGAAATGGCAAAAGGTGTAGTTAATACAGCATTTCATCCTAAGACCGCAACACCACTTGATAAACAGTATGCACAAGGTGCTGTGGCTGCACTTGGAATGTCTTTAGGAATTACAGCCTTCTTCAAAAGTATGGGGTTCGAGGAAGAGGAAGTCTTTCGTAAATATACTAAACGGGTAGAAACTGATGAAGGCCCAAGAGAACTTGCAATTACAATATCAAACCCTTTCAATCTCTTAAGCAGGTACTATTACAGAGCAAAAGGAATAATAGATTCACCAAAGCTTAACCAAGCAGCCACATTTATGGAGAAGGCCGTTCGACCAGAGCTTACGCCGTTGTTACGTGTTGGGTATGATATATACCACAATTATAATAATCAAGTATATACCTTTGGGGATGACCCAGACCGAAGAATGCTTGACATTTTACGCTATGCTACAAAGGAAGTTATAGCTATTACTAAACCAGTTGTAGATACAGTAACACGCACGCCAGAAGAAAGAATTTCAGCCCAGGCTGAGTGGAAAGCATATGAAGAGAGCTTAGGGAAGCTTTGGGCGTATGCGTTAGAGCCTTTTGTTTTTCATTATACTGGAGCCACTAAGGATCAAAGATTGTTACGAACGATGCGACAGTTAGAGAAAGCTTATACAGACGCATTGATTAAAACAAAAGACCCTGAGGCACGAGGACGAATGATAAAAAACTTTTACAAACAATTAGAAAAGTACCAAAAGCAATTAGATGAGTACAGTAAAACGTTATACAATGAATAGGAGGAATTACGATGTTTGAAAAAATAAGAAAGCGGTTTAATGTACATCCCACAAATCAAAACATAGGAATTAGAGGAACTCTTACCCTCACTGGGCGAGATAAGAACGGAAAGGTGTTATGGGTAAAGCACGTAAAGAATTTAATTACCAATGCTGGCTTTGACTTTATTTGTGCCGTTATTGGAAACCCCACCCAACCAGGTAAAATTACTCATATGGCCATTGGTTCTGGTGTTGTTGGTGATGCGACAGCAACAACCCTAACCACAGAAAGCCAGAGAGTGGCGGCGACATATGCCCATACTGCAGGTACGAAGACCTGTACCTTTACTTCGACCTTTACTACGGTATCAGCGGCAACCGAGTATGGCTTACTCAACAACTCAACTGGTGGAACACTCTTGAACACTGCAGGGTTTCCCGCCATAACTGTAGACTCGTTAGAAATTGTAGCAACTTTAACGTTGAGTTAATAGGTAAATCCGATGGCAGAGTATACTCCCCCCTGCACATTTGATGATGATACTCAAGGGTTTGATGTGGGTGTGTTTGACCGAGGCACGTTAACCGACAGTTTAACCTGTGCCACATCTGATTCTTTGGCAAACAGTGGTGATGTTGCCTTAGGTGATGGGGTTGTTGTTGCAGACGCTAAAACAACGGTTGCTGAACGGGCTCTCGGTGAAGCAGTAACCATTGTTGATTCTATTACTAAAACAGCAAACCATGCCTTAGGTGAAGCAGTAGCTGTTGTTGACGCTATTGTAAAAAGTGCATCGTTAAGCTTAGCTTTAACAGTTTCAACTATAGACAGCGTTGTACGTTCTATGTTATTGACATTAAGCGAAACTGTTGCTTTTGTTGATTCAATTACTAAAGTGGCAAACCACGCCTTAAGTGAAGCGGTAGCTGTTGTTGATGTTATTGTAAGTGGTGCGTCATTAAACTTAGCTTTGGCGGTTTCAATTGTAGATAACATTGTGCGTTCTGCATCCTTGTTGTTATATGAAACAGCAGCTATGGCTGATTCTATTATAACATCAGCAAACCATGCCTTAGTTATAGCAGTGGCTGTTGTAGACAGCAAAATCAATAAAATTGTGTCAAGGTTTAGTATTACCCTTAGCGTTGTTGATACTAAAGCTACCACCGCCATAAAGAATTTATTAATTACTTTAAGGGTACGAGATTCATTACGTTATTGGCTTGAATTAACAAAGAAAGCAATAAGTTGGACAGAAGGTACTAAAACGGACAACACATGGACAGAACACACTAAAAAAACGAGTTCATGGACTGAACATAAGTAGGTGATACAATGGCAAAAACTGGATGTAATTTTCCAACAAGTTTAGATACGTTAACTACCGATAGACAAACAGGTCAAGCTGTTCCATCGGAAGCATTTGATATTATCGAATCTATACTGGCGGCGCTGGAAGCAAAAGTAGGAGTCAACAGCTCTGCTATCACAAGTTCTCATGATTATAAAATTGCCGCCTTAGCAAGTGCAAGTCATACCCAAGGTACTGACACTACACTGGGGGCAATGACCAACGATATTAATATGAACAGCCATAAGATAACAGGATTAGCTGCCCCAGCTGCAACTAATGATGCGATACGACAAACAATAACTATTACTGAGGCAGCATTAGGAGATGCTATTACCAAAAAACATGAGCAAAACAAAGACCAATATTTAGACCAAGGTGGCGCTAATCAAGTTGCGGTTGCTGATGCCAAAGATGCAGTTGATAAAAAGCATACGCAAGGCACAGATACCACACTTGGAGCTATAACGGCAAATATCGATATGAACTCTCACAAAATTATCAATGTTACTGACCCTACTTTGGCACAGGACGCTGCAACAAAGAATTATGTAGATACTCACGGAATTGCACTTGACCAGGTTGTTTTAGGTTCACAGATATTTGGATAGGAGGATAAACGTATGGCAACTTTTACTAAAACTCTTTTGAGTGGTTCTACAAATGGAAAGGCTATATTAGTTGCTGCGACAGCTACCCCTGGCACAACTATTCACACAGCAGTTGCAGGCACTTCATCCCTTGATGAAATATGGCTTTATGCAGTAAATAGTTCAAACTCTGATGTTAAGCTTACCATCGAATGGGGTGAGACAACTGCCCCTAATGGGAATATAGAATTAACCATCCCAGGAGAGTCAGGACTGATACTTGTGATACCAGGATTATTGCTTCAAAATTCATTGGTGGTAAAGGCATTTGCATCTACTGCAAACGTAATTTGTATTCACGGTTATGTCAATCGAATAGGGTAAACAAAATGATAAGAGACAGAGCAAATGTAGGCATGCCAGTTAAAAACTGGTTGCATAACTGGGTTAGAATACTGGGTTCTTGGTCAAGTGGTGGAAACTTAATTACTGCAAGGTCGGGTCTTGCTGGTGCTGGAACTCAAACTGCTGGATTGTGTATGGGTGGATATACAGGTAGTTATTCTGCAGCAACTGAAGAATATGGTGGGACATCTTGGTCTGCTGGTGGAAACTTAATTACTGCAAGGCGCTATATTGCTGGTGCTGGTACACAAGATGCTGGTCTATGTATGGGTGGATATACAGGTAGTTTTTCTGCTGCAACTGAAGAATATAATGGCACATCTTGGTCATCTGGTGGAAACTTAACAGTTGCAAGGAACGCTCTTGCTGGAGCCGGTACACAGGATGCTGGTCTATGTATGGGTGGATATGCATCAGGTGGTTATTCTGCAGCAACTGAAGAGTATGATGGCACATCTTGGTCAAGTGGTGGAAACTTAATTACTGCAAGGAACGCTCTTGCTGGAGCCGGTACACAGGATGCTGGATTGTGTATGGGTGGATATACAGGTAGTTTTTCTGCTGCAACTGAAGAATATAATGGCACATCTTGGTCAAGCGGTGGTAACTTAATAACCGCAAGGGACGCTCTTGCTGGAGCCGGTACACAGATTGCTGGATTGTGTATGGGTGGATATACAGGTAGTTTTTCTGCTGCAACTGAAGAATATAATGGCACATCTTGGTCTGCTGGTGGAAACTTAATAATTTCAAGGCGCTATCTTGCTGGAGCCGGAACACAGGATGCGGGTCTGTGTATGGGTGGAGATACAGGTAGTTTTTCTGCTGCAACTGAAGAATATGGTGGTTGGTGTCGTCTATAAAGGAGGAAGATATGGATTATTTAGACATTATTAAATCATCAAATCTAATTTCAAATGACGACATAGAAAATTTAAGTGCTATTAAGCCACAACTTCTACACGCCTATACGCACTCACAAGTTTTTCGCACTCGCACAGAAATGGAAGTATCAGTACTCAATGATGTTAAATTTCCTACATCTGACAGTAAGTACTGGCAGGCGATTAGAGAGCAGTCGGTTATGTTTGAGGAACTGTTTAATCTCAGCTTTGAATATCGTAAAAATAATATTAAGATATTAAAGCTTGAGAGGCAACTAAGTAATGAAGAAGACGATTTAGAAAGGGAATTGCTACAGATTGAGATTGAGAAAAAAGAATTTTTGAAGCTAAGTATGGAAAGAGTAGCAAGGGAGCGCATTAGAGAGCTAATTGAGTGGCAGGATATAAAGGATGGGTTACAGATTGTTTGTAGCCCTGATGACGTCAATGAACATCAACTTGTATCCTACACTCAACGTTGGATAAATCAGTTGTTTGCAATGGGTGATAGTGGTTCACCTCCTGAACGATGGAACTTGATTGGGCAATTAGATAAGGGAATAAAAGAGTGTAGAAAAAGAGGCTGTTTGGATAAGGTATATCAAGCATTTGATGAAAACATTATTCAATTCTTAGAATCTAATGGTATAGGAAAGGAGGAAACAGAATGTCTACCAAATATGCAAAAGTCCCATCAGCAAGTAGCGGAAAAGGTTTTATAATACACAATGATTGGGAAATCAGCAAATTACAATTTAGTGTGTTGGCTGAAAAAGACGGCTTTATGTATATAAGAGTTGATGGAGAAGATTCTAAAATAGGTGAATGGATTAAACGAGTAATGGGAACAGAAACTACTTCTACTGTAGTGGATGATATAATTGCAACCTTCCCTCCACCAATAGAGAAGCGGGTTGAAAAATTAGAAGCTGACCTTGATGTAGTAAAAGATGACGTTGAAGCATTAAAGATAAGTAGTGCAAAATAAGGTGAGGTAGAATGAGCTTTTGGTACTATGTGGCAATGATAGCTACCTTATTAGTTGTCGTTATTTATTCAATAGGTTGTAAAAAGTAAAGGAGTAAGAAAATGTGTATATTTCGTTCTAAAGTACAAAAATTTACACCATCACCAGAATATTTACTATGGTTATCCCAACAGCACACTTTTGAGGACGTACATAGATTTTTTGATGATTGCACTTACGAATACGACTCTGTACAGTACGGTAAAAATGATTATTGGGAGACCCCTGATGAGTTCTTCCACAGCAAAAAAGGAGACTGCGACGGGTGGCATTTGTTTTTAGCTGATGCAATCCACCGTGCATTAGGCTTCGAGTCATATATGACGGTAGGATGGCGATGGAACGGTTTATCTACAATAGCTCATGCTATGACTATATACAAAGACGTGATTTATCGATTGGTCAATTATTGGGACATCATACCAATGGCAAAGTTAAAAGATGTAAATGCGTTTAAAGCTGCAGGGTATACCCATATTGGTGGAATATATAGAATGCCCGATGGAAAGAAGGTGTAACAATGGCTACAAGAACTAACCCCAGGTTAGAACAAATTTATGCTGACCTTGAAGAAATAAAAGCAATTAATCGACGGCTGGGGGGAGGCGCTTCTGCTTCAACAACAGGCCCTTCCATGATAAACAAGCTTGCACAGGAGGATTTTAGGTTCGGCGAAGCCACTCCTACTACACCAGCTGTAGGTGTGCGTGCAATGACAACACCTGCAGCGCCACCCACAACGATGACTTCGCAGGAGGCTTCAGGCGTTGCACGTAGACTGTTACAAGAAGCTCAAGCCTATAATCAATTAAGACAACGCACAAAACAACAGTCAACTATTTCATCTACAGGATTAGACGATGTAAAGAAACGGGTACTCGAGGCACTCACTGAGATGGATCCGATTCCTAAAGATGTGGCGAGAGCTGTGTTACAGACCTTCGCCCCCGAGTATAAAGGGTTAAAACAAACAGAAGCTCCCACACCAACAGAAGCCCCAACAGCAACGGAAACCCCAACATCGATAGAAGCTCCAACTCCAACAACGTCTGTAACCCCAGAACAAGTTGCTTGGGAAAGTAGTGTAGGAGAGACTGGTGCACCCACTCCAACAACAGTCAAACCTGCTGCTCTTGAGTTCTCTGTTGAAGGTGCTCCTACACCGCAACCGTCCCCTAAACCTGAAACCGCAAAGTTTGGAGCGGCAAGACCTTATACAACTGGTACACACTTAGGCTTAGACCTTGCCTATACTGAAGGAACACCATTTACTACTCCAACAGCTGGGAAGGTGTTAAGCTTAAGTAAGGGCGATAAGGGATATGGGTATGATGGCACTTTAGGAAACTGGGTACGTATCGGCACTGATAAAAACAATTATGTAGTATTAGGACACTTTAAGAAGTTACCGAAGGACTTAACAGAAGGAAAAGAGGTTCGGCTTGGTGATTATGTTGGAGATGTGGGTATGACTGGTAACGCTGAAGGAACATATCCTCATGTACATATTCAGTTAAAGGTCAATGGTAAATGGGTTGATCCACTTACGCAATTTCCAGAATGGGAACAATTCTACACAACACAACAATGAGGAAGTGATTAAATGAATAAGCGAATAATAATGGTAGTACTGTCGATTCTGGTTGTGCTGTTGGTTGTCACTCCTGTGGCTTGTGCTGACATCGAAAACGTCACTCTTGCTGAAATAAAAAAAGACATCACCTATCTTATCACGCAAACCAACGCAATGAATAACCTTTTGTGTAGCTTCGATGCTCGAATCCAAAAGTTGGAGTTGGGGAAAGTACAGGCCGAACAAAGCACAACCTTACTCGTTGACCACGAACAGAGAATCAGGGTTATTGAAAAAAACATGGAAGGGGTGATGCAGATAAAAGGGTTGATGTATGGGTTACTCATCAGTCTTTTTTCAGCTATAGCAGTTTCAATTATTAACGTGTTTCTGTATACGAAAAACCATCATTAAGGAGGTTCCAATGTTAAACTGGCAGAACATTAAAGACCGTTTCCCATACCCGTTGGAAATCCCTACTATCTTTGCGGTTATTCAAGCTGAGATAGATAAGCACATTAACCAATGCGTTGAATATCCGTTTGAAGTAGATGTGCATGCCTTTATGTTAGCTATCCGAAAGCAGGAGAATGGAATAGCAGGTGTAGAATTTGGAATAATGCATCCCCAAGCCGTTGATACTAATTTAGTTATACAAGCAGAGTGGGCAATGGCAACAATTATAAAGGACACAAAACGATGGCACAATAATACATTAACATGTGTTAAGGGGAAGAGTAAAGATGATTTTGTAGATTGGATAGAATACTTTGGGACTAAGTACTGTTGCCCAAGTTTACACCCAAACAATAAATTTTGGCTTCCTAATGTTAGGGAGTTTTATAAAGATTTTACTTTAGATTTTATATAATATATTTAAGAAAGGAGGTTTACCATGGACTGGACATCAATTATTCAGACGATTTTAATAGTTGCACTTCCAGCGATACTGACGTTTATTTTTGGTAAATTGGGGATTGACCAAATCAAATGGCAGAAGTATCGAAAGTTGTGGGAGTTAGCAAGAGATGGGGTCTATTGGGCTAAGGATGCTTTCCCTGATAATTCTGGCGCCCAAAAGCTCGCAGCAGTTGTTGCCTACGTACAAAATGCATTAGTTGAAGCAGGATATGAAGTAGCTTCGCCTGAAGTAGAAAAAGCGGTACGTTCGGCATATCAACAAATGAAGGCTGGCGTCGTTGTTGATATAGCAAAAAACTAATCGGGGGCTATTTAAGTAGCCCAGCTAACCTAAAGGATTTCTTAAGTTGGTTAGGTGCACGGGGCGTAGTTGTTGATGATTATGATAAGTTGACGGAGTACATCAAGGATTATCAAGCGTATATGTTGGAGAAGGCGTTCGCAGAAGAATTAGAGAAAAGGAATGAGGAATATATACGAATGATTAAAGAGTTTGTAGAGTCAAACAAAGATGAAGATTGGTGGCGAGAGCAGATGAAAGAGGCAGAACCTCCACCAATAGAAGAAACTAAAGTACCTTGGTATTACGATAAAGATGGTTTACATGAAAGAGGTGAAAAGGAATGAGACATGTATTCTTTTGGGGTTTGGCTATTGTAATTGCAATTGTAGTACTTAAGTATGGTTTACACTTATTTTAGGAGGTGATGAGAATGGCAATATTCCTCGCTTTTGTTGTTGCATTTTTCCTTGGTGCCTTTATTGGACATCAAGTGTGGAAATAGATATGACCCTGTCCGCCTAACCTCCCGACGCCCTCCTCGCTATTACAGGGGGAGGGCGCCCCTTTACTATAAATTTATGGTTTGCCTCCAAACGTTCAAAAATTGAACATTTACAGTCCAAATCGGCGTACCCTATATATTCGCCGCCGACCCTCATCTATCTGCTCAATACGTCCTTCTTCCTTCAACGAGAATATTATAGCATTAAAAGTAGTTGCTCCTTCTTCCAAATAATACGACACCTTCCGTAGTAGGTCTGCGTGTAAAATCTCTCCATTCGCCTCAATTATATTATACACACTTTCTACAACGTTAGAAAAATCCGTTATCTTAATCCCTTGCTCTACCTTAGGTAACCCATGTTCATGCGCCGACAGAATATTAACTGCCTCTTCAAGATGTGGTACAGTTAATTCTAACGTATCTTCATACGAGATTGAGACAAGCATTGCTAACTTTAAAACAAAGTCTCTTCGACGTGTCCAATAAGCAGCGTCCAACGGGCTGTCTGCATCCCGTATATAGTGTGCGTTATACCATGCTTCGTACCAGTCCCATGCGCCTTTGCCCCACCTAAACTCACCATCTAAAGACCGTATGCGAACTAAATCTGCGATAAGCTTCTGCTTGGTTTCTTCATACCCTTCTGGTGGTCGGGGGTGCGCTTGTGGTGCACGTGGTCTGTCCCCATACACAAAATTTATTCTGGAGGTCAAGCCTTCGCCTATCGTATTCAAAGGGAAGCTCTTCTTCAATGCGGTGGGTGTTGTGGCACCCAAAAGGCACAACGACGCATTATGCAAAACCTCATCGCCTCGTTTTAAGGTGGTATAAACGAATGGAGAAGGGTTATCATATAGTTCAAGTAATACCGCATCCATTCCGCTGTTTATAGCATTTACATCTAAAAAAGTTGTAAGCTCTTCACAAACAGCTATTGCTTGGGCTTCAGGTTTTTCTGCCATATAATGAAGCAAGGCTTGTGGTGTGAGCTTCTGTGAGAAGACATTTACCTTAAATTCGTTTTCTGGTAAGGCTTTGTTCATGTCGTCTAAGATGTTCCTTCCCATTCGTACCGCTGTGGACTTGTGTAACTCAGCGCTAACTGCAACAATTATTACATATAGGTTTGGGATTAATTCATAGTACCCTCTTGGTAAACTCACATGTCTGCCAACCGTCGCCGCAAGAACACTCAACGCCACCCACAAGTGAAAGTGTGTTGGAGATTCTTGTCCTTCTGTAGATGCAAGGTAGGTTTGTATCCATCCATCTTTACATTCTCTCTTCATTTTCTATGAGCGCTTTCAGTTCATCTATTTTTTCTAAGGCATGTACCTTCCATCCATTAACAATTGCTTCTGCTACAGCATTTTTAAAGCTTTTCTGTGGCAAAAGCACTGGGTATCCGTACATAGAAGACCAACCAAATAAATCTCGGACAGGGTCAAAGGTTAGCATTAACACACTAACCACCCCACCTGATTTTTTAGTTGCTACTATATAAGTGTAATGTCTATGTTCATCACCAGTTATAAGCTTAAATTCATCTGGGGGCGCTTCCTGTAATAGTCTCACATTAACTCACCTCGTTCCAGTTTTTACCAACTTTAACATCGACAGGTATAGTAACAATCCTGCCCTCAATATTAATGGGTATTGTCATACACTCCACAACATACTTGCTCACCGCATCAGCAACAATAGGATCGTCTTTACATTCTACTAATAAAGAGTCATGAACTTGTAACACAACTCTCGGTGTAGGAGTAGTGTCACTGAAGGTCTGGGGTAAGCCATAGTATAGTTTGAGAAAGGCATGGTGCATAAGGTCGCCTACTGTTCCCTGTGGATAGTCGTTTACGGCCTCGGCTTTTAGATGCTCACTCCACCGCCCAAAGAACCTACGCTTACGACCAAAAGGATTGCTATGGTAGCGCTGTTTCTTTAATTCGTTTTCTACCTTATCAAACCACCGTTGAAGGTTAGGAAAATGCTTAAAGTACTGCTCAAGTTCATACTTAGCTTGAGATTGTGATATGCCGACGTGGTCTGCAAAGGTTTTGGCCCCCATGCGATAGTTGGTTGCGTGGACTAAACGCTTTGCCATAGTTCGCTGTGACTTCGTCACCTCATCGTACGAAACATCGTATCTCAGTGAAGCATACACCTTATAAAAGTCTTTACCTGAGTCAAATATTTCTTGCATATTCGACTCTTGTGCGAACGCTGCAACCAACCGTGCCTCAGCTTGAGAAAGGTCGGCTTGTATAAATACACAACCCTCAGAAGGGAGTACTGTTTCTCGACAAGCGCCTTTGGGAAAGTTTTGTAAGTTGCCACCAGTTCCAAAAACGGTCGCCGAGCTGCTGACTCGTCCTGTCTCTGTTCCAGCAATGTTAATAGAAGTACGTATTCTACCATCATCGTCTACAGGCATTCTTAAATATTGCGATAATAGTTTTCGTTTGGTGCGTATTGATAGAATAAAATCAAACAACAGTGATGGATGTTTCCTCGCATATACCTCTAAAGCTTTGGCATCAACGGTTGTTTTTCCTGTCTTGCGGTTAGTCGCTGGAGGTAAACCTATATCATTATACAATAGTTCTTTTATTTGTTTGTGGCTCATAACATTTATCTCATGTCCTACAGCAGCACTTAAGGCCTTCTCCATTTCGGCGACCAAGCGTTCCGTCTCTTCGGCGACCCTTTCCCTTTTTTCTAAGTCTACCCTTAATCCTATTCTCGATGTCTTCATGTACGGAACAATTAAATCGTTAATGTAGTTGTGGTAAAACTCTAATAAACCTTCGTCCTTTAGCTCTTGTTCAATAGCCATTGCTACTTCGTAGGTTGCCATTGCATCCATTGCATTATACCGCCAGCGGTTAACCTTTATCTGGTTTTTATAGTAAGGTATGTCAGTATACAGCGAAGTAATAAACCCAAGGTTCTTTGGGAGTTCACTATATACACAATGAAATGCATTCATCGTATCCATCCATAGATTTTGTACTTCTATTCCAGCGTCGTAGTATAATATAGTCATGTCAAACGATGCGTTTTGGGCTATTTTCTTTTGGTCGTTCTCTAACAGATTCTTCAATTCTTGCCATACAATAAGCTCATCCTCAGATGACCATAGGTTTTGGCTGTTTTTGCTAATTGGTACAACTACAGCAAAGCTGTCCTCACCAGCAAAACCGACGCAATCAACATGATTATTCACCGTTTCAATATCGAAGCTAAGGTATTCTTTTGAGCCTAAGTATTTTAGGTTGTGATATAGGGTTGGAAGGTCTTTTACAACTACAAAGTCCCTTGACTTCAACCTTATTTCTGGAAAAGTACTCTCGTACTTTATCTTGTGAAAGTCGAGTTCTGATATTGCGGCGTATTCCCAAATCCGCAGAAGCATCGCTGGATGAATAACAGGGATTACTTTATATATCTTTCCTGCAATAGCAGCATGTAGTACACTTCCACGAAAGTCCATTATACCAGTTTCACCAGTTAGTGCTTTAAGAGCCTCATTCCCTAAAGCGACAATAAGATATGGGTCTACCTCACGGATTTCGTCACGCACATCTACACGTGCATCTATTAGTTCTTCGGTTGGGTTAGTGCCTCGGCTGTCCTTGTAGTATATACTGAAGTCGTTGTTTGGAGGACGCTCTTTTATTACGTTTGTTATGTAACACTCCTCTCGAGGGATGCCCGCCACCGTCAAAAGGTTATCAAGAATCTTACCAGCAGCACCAACGAATGGTCTTCCTGTACGCTCTTCTTCTTTACCAGGGGCTTCGCCTACTAAAACTATTTTAGCATTCCTTGGACCTTCAGCTTTTACAATCCTACTCATTTAAAGCCTCCCTTTCATTGAATAATCTTTCCAGTTATGAAATTCTCCAGAAAAGTAAGTATGTCATCCTCTGTTACAGTATATACTTTATTGTCGGTACGAAGCACATTAACTATTGCACCTTCCGCTGAATCATACTGTGTGTTACTACTGTCCCCCACCACAGACAACATGTCCCATACGTATTTATTGTTGGATAGTCGTAGTAGCTTAGCAACTGCAGGGGGGGCAGCTTTACATAAAACAGCAAATACAGCATGTGCATCAAAAGTAAAACCATCTACGGCCTGTTGCACAAACACCTTTTTTGATTCTTCTGGTAAAACAACATTACATATCATCTTCAGAAACCTCCTCGTTTAATTTTATATTTGCAGCACGCTCCAGTATTGCGGCGTGGTATTCAGGGCTTTCTTCTATTACTATCGGCACACGCCCAGCCAAAACACATGCCTCATACACCGTACCACCACCAGCAAAACAATCCAATACAACATCTCCTAACCGTGTAGAAGCCTCGATTATCTTTCGGTCGAGTTCAACAGGATGTTCTAATGGATGGTAAATTCGTTTACGGGTCTCCGTACGAGTTACTGATATAAGGTCAGGCATTGACCACTCCATCCCAGGAAATGCGCCTTTCCAAGCTTGAATACACGGTTCATACGATGGTACAAGTTTTGGTTGACCAAGCACACCACCATGCATCTGCTTATCCCAAATAATAGGTACTGGCCGCACAGTAAATTTTGCACTGTTAAGTATATTCAATAGCTCTTGGTAATGGGAAAACCCAAACCATATATAAATGAACCTACCATCACGCAACACCCTATACCATTCCTCTACACACAGTTCAACCAGCTCCACAAAAACATCTGTCGAGTCGTTGAATTCTATTGTACTAACGGCTCTTTTCGACCCCATCGACTTTGCCACATTTACTCCCCATGGAGGGTCAGTATAAATTAAATCGATTGATTCGTCTTCCATTTTCTTTAACTCTTCGTAAGCATCGCCCAAGATAATGTTAGCTTTATCTACAGCAAAATCCCCTCGTTTCGATAACTCTAACCTAATACGATCCTCGAGCATTCGATGGTATTTCTTGTGTGCCACAGTCTTGCTCTTTTCTAATGCTAACTCAGGAAAGTACTGGAGTGCCTCAGCGAGTTCGATGTCTTGGGACAGCCCACCTAAACTTACATCAAGTAAATCTGCGGTGTTACGCAATCCCCATCCACCTTGGCGCCCAGCAGAAGCCTTGCCGTGAATCTCTTGCATTATCTTATTAATCTCAGCCTTTGCTGTTATTTCTTCAATCCAGGTAAAATCCTTTCGCCGAAGGTTCTCTTCAAGCTCTATCTGTTTTTTGGTTAGGTTGTCGAGTTCCTCCAGAAATTGCACACGGATTTCTTTTAAGCCCAAACGCTTACAGGCAGTTAGGCGCCGTTCACCAGCAACTAAATTATAATCCTTATCTATACATATTGGATGCAGTAAACCAAATTCTTTTATACTTTCGGCAAGTTCGTTTATTTCCCCCATGTCCTCTCGTATACGATCAGAGACCTTTATTAATTCAATAGGTACGTACTTACCCTCATGCATAGGTATCATTGATGTATCTACATGTTCATGTTCTTCAATAAAATCATCTTTATTTAAGTCTTCCATTATAGCCATCCTTTCCATTTACAATAATCTATAATTTCCATAGTAGCATAGCCCACAACAAACAATATAAATATAACCTTAGCTATTGTCATTGACAAACACCTTCCTTTCTTTAAACGTAGTAGCTATCATAATCGTCCCATATTACTTCGTCGTTCTGTTCTATCTCCTTCTTTGGACACCATTTAGGGATTGAAACTGATTCACCATTTTGTGTCCAGCCAAATGATAAACGATCTCTATGGAGATCACAAATTGCATAATTCTCTCCAAGTCTTTTTTGCACAGACACAAAATACTCACACCCATTACACGTTTTCTTCATACCATCCTTGTATTTTTCTTTTGTTATGAGCATATTTTTAGCTTGTCTTATCTCGGACAACAATGATGTTACTTTTCTTGCCTGTAATGTTTCTTTTAAACTATAAGGGAGTAACAAATTATCATTAATATATTCTAACATGAAGTTTAAGGCCTCCAACACCATTTCATCAGATGCCCCATATTTGAAATATAAATATTTACAGCTATTACAGGTTTTCATTATTCACCTCCTACCTTTCTATCAATTCGGCAAAATTAACCTCTTCCGAATAATACCCGTTCGATGTACCATACCACCGTAGCGTGACAGCTCCTTTCCTTGTTGCCAAATCGTAAAATGTCCAGGTATAGGATTCGTTATCGTCAATTGGTGGCAAAGCACCGTTTGTTGTAACCCTTGCTGTTACTATTTCAGAACCGATTAAATCATCTAAATCTCCGCAAACATCTTCCAAATACACACTTTCACAACAGTTTTGATTATGATACATTTCATATTCTTTGCCATCGCTGGTTTTAAATATTAACCCATCGGGAATATCGATAATTTCTGTTATTATCTTTCCCACTAAAACCTCGAAATCTACTTCTTCATGATATTTATACATTTGGATCCTCCTTTCGCCACTGTTCATACAATTTGTCTATCCAACTTCGAGTTGGCAGTCCTGAAGTACCAAGGTCTTCTTTAACCGTCATGATACACCCAGCTTCAAAGGCTTTTTTAATGTCAGATTCGTATTGTTCTTGTGTTAAGAGCACATAATGTTTTGTTGTAAGCGGCTCAATAGAACCAGGCACTTCAATCAAAAAATAGTCTTCTACCGTCTTCTTTTTAATTTTAGGCATTTTTGCCTCCTCAACTTTTTTTCATTACATCCTTCTCAATGCTGGCTATCGACTTTGGATATTTCTCACCGAATTTCTTTTTCCATCGTTCCCAAATTTCATCATCAATTGGCCACCCCTCTGGCAACGTAATCAACACTCGGTGTTTGTCCTGTTCCAAGTCTGGTTTCCATTTGTCTATGTTCTTGTACTTCGGCGCATTTATCTCAACTTTCAATTGCAATGGCAACACATAATAATAAGGCAAAAGTTTCCCATCCGCCTCTTCCATTGCCATGAGTATTCTTTCCATCCCAAAGTCCGACAAGGGGACAATAGTATGACCATTAAAATCCTCTGAACAATGACCATTCTTTCTCAGATCATCTATAATTCTCAATTGTTCATCATGGTTTTTCTCCCAAATGTCATTATCGGTTGGCTCTCTATTTAAAGTTTTTACTAACCATTGCATAAGCCTTGCTGGAATCCCTTTATTGAAAATGTCTTGTAACGCAAAAATTTCTTCTTCAATTTCTTCTGGAAAACGGAATACAAATATTGCATACGTAGAATCGTAATTATCATCATATGTAGTTTTGAAATAAGGGTTTTCATAGAGTGCCTTTTGTGGGTAATCACTCCTGTTGCCTCCACCAGTGCGGGCATAAATATATATTTCTTTTGTCTCAAAACTTATCCAGCAATCACGGAACCGCTCAACATCAATTTCTTTCAAGCCCACGAGGGCAAGGATAATATCAGTATTAGGATTTTTACCAAACAACATATTATATAGACTCATAATTTTACCTCCTCCACTTCAACATCTTGTGTAGTACAAAAGCAAACGGTGTGCTCACCACGGAAACAATAGAAATGTTTACATTGGTTCCACATCCGTTTCTTCCCATCAGCAAGTAGCACATACTTCAATACAATCGTACAATATGGGCATACCGCTTGATAACGCTTAATTGCTTTGTCCATTTTCGACCTCATCAGTTGACCACTCGCTACCATAATATTTTTCTTTTTCTTTGAAAAACCTTAAACATGCCTCGAAACCCTGCGGTACCAGCTTTTCATATTCCTTCCTAAAATCACCATTTAAAATGTAATATACATTGCCGTTTCTTCCTTCTCTTACTAATGCGGTTTCTTCCGTAGTCTCCATGAAAGGCCCATTGTATGCATTGTAGTTATACGAAATATAAAACCCCTCACCTTCTAATACCAAGTGAGGGGAAAACCCACCTGTTTTCTCCCATATAGACATTTTACACTCATTCTTTAATAGTTCTGGATTTTCATAAATATTACCTATCACTACATGATAATCATATTCCGAATTGAGAATCCATTCATGCCCCCATCCCACAGATGTTATGTCAATTTCTCCGTATCTCCAGTTAATCGCCAAACATTTTCCATCATCGTTCCAATAAATCAGTACCGTTGTTGTGTCTGGAGCCAACTGTTCTTCATCGTCTTGCTCATTTGGGTCATACCCTTGCTCATAGTATCGGACAAAATCACCCTCATATATTTCCTTTCCCTTTGAATCTTTTAACCCCGTATATTGCATAAATTCAAAACGCCTGTTTTCGCTCATGTTAACCATTTTTAATTTCTCGCCGCTGGCATAAAAAATAGCTGGTACGTCTTGCATAGTTTTGGTAATTAAATCCCATACTCGAAATTTAAGCTCTCTCATTTT